TAGACTTCTTCATCATCTTACCGCCACGAGCCATACCCTTAGACTTCTTCATCATCTTACCGCCACGAGCCATACCCTTTGACTTCTTCATCATAGTCTTGCCACCTCGTGCCATACCCTTTGACTTTTTCATCATAGTCTTGCCACCACGAGCCATACCTTTGGCTTTCATCTTACCGCCTCGTGCCATTCCTTTGGCTTTCTTGACTTTGCCGCCAGCTTTTTTACCAACTCGTTTAATTCCAGAAGCTGGAACTACTCTAAAAGTACCGTCTGGTAATCTTATCTTTCCACTATTAACAATTTTACCGTCTCTTACTGTGAGAATAGTTCTTTCGCCTTTTTCCTTCTTTAATGCCATTTTACTTCTCCGCGTAAAGATTGTCGAATACCCGCGCTGTATCCTCTACATAGTTCGGGTCTTGTTTAGAATGATGGACCCACTGACTAGGAGTGAAATCCGGTGGGCCATCGCCCGTTACAAACCAAGCAGGGTTCGTTACCCTTACTCTATTGTTTGGCAGTGCAACCATGTTGCCTGTCCACTCACCAGCATCCATCAATTCTAGCACGTGGCTTTGTTTGTGCTGGGCTGGGTCGTCTGCTACTTCAGTATCGGTGTAGTCGATTGTGAAGTAATATTTCGCTGGATAGAACTCTCCGTCTATCTTTGCTAACCACGGACAGGGAGTTGCTCTGTTCAAAACAAACACCGAATGATGGTGCGATTGGCAGTCCCACGGCTGGGCAAGATAGGTGGGTATTGGTTCGGGCCACTCTTCTAATGGTGTGTCCCCGACTAAGGCTGTCAAGGGCATCCTTGCCCACATCGCCCCACCATGTACGTTGTTCTCTTCGTCTTCACATCCAGTGAATATGACCTGAAAGGACAGGGTCTTCATCGGTAGTGTGGTGACCGCTATTACCATTGCATGGAGAAACTCTCCTTGATAACGGTCAAAGTTCGTGGTATATTCTCTACGTACCCAAGCTTTGAAATAGGGTATGTTACTTGTGATATAATTCATAGGGCATCTCCTTTGATGCCATTATGCCTTATACTTTGCCTTTCGTCCACTACTTCTTTTTCTTCCTGAAGCAGTAACGGACCAGTTTACTCTACCCGGCCCTGTTTTTTTAGCTGCTTCTTTTTTGCTTATACGTCCGGCAACTTTAGCAGGTCTACAAGCAGGGTATGGGCGTGAACCTTTTTCTTTACCAGAGCGACCACATTTCTTGCCAGTCTTTACATCCCGCCAATCTTCTTTGAACCATTTTGTAAGACCGCCCTGTGGTTTGCCCATCAGTAAGTGCCACCCCGTTTCTTGTATGTTCTGACTAACCAAGCGTTTGCGTATGCGCTTGGATACACCTTGAATTTACGTTTAGCCTCTGCTTTGACCCGCGAATATAATGCAGGGTTTTTTGGTTTTGGGCTTCCAGAACTTTTCTTTTTAGTTTTAACTGCCATTACTTACCCCAATGTTTAGCTAAATAGTTTTGTACGAGGGTAGATTTCAATGCCATAGACTCGTCTTTTTCTTTTACAAACTTGGCGTTTATCTCAAATAGGTTTTTAAGAATGTAACTCTGTTCGTAAGATACGTTACTAGACATCCAGCCTATGATTGCTTTTCGTGTGCCTTTAGTTATTGGCTTTACACCGTGGGCGTAGATAATAGGAAATACAAGTAACTGTCCTTTTCCTACAGTGTAACTTATTTCACCAATCTCGTTCTCTAATACAAACTCTCCACCCTCGTAGTCGTCTGTAAGACCTAGTGAGAAACCGTAGTCAAAGTATACGTTGCTACTCTTAGGTGAAGCACGAAACAAGTCGATATGCTTGTTGTAAAATCCGTCCTTCTTATACTCGTTATAAAAGTTTACTGATATTTTATTTGGACAGATTACAGAGTCTACATAAATATTGTTGTACAGTCTTGTTGTTATAAGCTGCCTGACTTCTGGTGTCATGTCTGGCGATTCTGTATTCTGTTTTAATTTTTCACCATCGTTTCTGGGTTGTGTCTTTGCCCCGTCCTCTTTGGCTCCCCAATTATCTAAACAGTATTGTACTTCGTTTTCTTGTAAAAGTTGTAATAACATGGTATATCTCCCGGCAATGTTAGCTGCTTATATCATACTTTCGCCGGGTTGTAAAGGGGGCAAGTTGCCCTGCCCCCAATAGTATTATGTTCCAGTAGAAACTGTAGCAGATTCTACAGGGTTCTTGGAAATATCCGCAAGAACTACGTGAATACGGAAACGTGCAGCAGATTCACCAGTAGAGCCACCATCAAGGATGAGAGCGTCAATAGTGTCTGCAGAAGTCAGGATACGGGCGTTAGAGCCTGATGCACCTGTCGCAGCCTCTAGGAATGGAGTAAATCCAGCAGCAAGAGCAGAACCGTCAATAAAACAGTCTACATCACCACCAGTAAAACCCACGTCCAGAGTAATCTGTCCGTTACCACGTGCTTCCAAAACTTCCAAAGCACCAGCAACAATCATGGTATCTGCAGGAACGTCGATCAACTGAACAACGTCACCCCCTGTACCACCATCAGCGGTGTCGTGGACTTGAGAAGTCATCACGTAAGGTCGTGCAACGTTGGACGGATGTCCAGCAGTTCCACCATTAGGAGTTCTATCAATAGTAGCCATTAGTCAGCCCCCCTTACGCAAAGTCTACAACGCCGCGAACGATTGCTTCTTGGCGAAGTACTTTTTGCCCAAAAACATGTAGTCCACGAATAACGTCGGAGAACGATTCGGTTGAACGAACCACTTCTGTTTTCGCAATGTGCGAAGCAGTAGAGGTGGATGACATATGTCCTGCAAGAACAATGTTCTCTGAACCATCAGTTGCGAGGGTTGCAGTACCATCTGTCAAAGTAACTTGGTCTGTGCCGCCTGTGCTGTTAAGCGCAGTTGACTTGTAGCAACGGAAGCCAGCAAGTGTGCCGACAGTTGCAAGACCATTGCGAAGTGGTGAAGTAGCGTCGCCGCTAACCTGTACTTCAGCAATTTTATTCCCGGCTTGGAAACACTTCTCGTAGAAAATCGGAGGTGCAACAAACCAGCGGTTCTCTTCTGGCACTGACTCATCGTCAAGGAGACGGGCCATTGCAAGCATCAGGTTGATGCCATTATCGTCTGTCTCAATGTTGATGGGTGCGTTTGCAGTACCAAGAGTACCAGCAGCAGCAGTAGTGGTCAGAGTTGTGCCAGATACAGCAGAAGCTGCAATACCAGCACCGTCAGACATAGCCTGAAGAACAGTCTTGTCATACTTACGCTTCAATGCAAATGCACCTGAAGAGGTGGCAAGTGCCTCAAAGTTTACGTGCGAGTGACGCTCTTCAATGTCGTCGATTTTGAAAGCAAACGCATTGGCTTGATCGACGGTCATTGTGATCTGATCGTCAGCCAAGTCCTGTGGGTTTACTACAGAGCCGCGAGTATACGAGGCAACTGTTACGGTAGGTTCTTTTATGATACGTACCGTATCGCCAAAGTTTTCAATTTCGCCAGCGTAGTCAGTGTTCGTGATGTCTTCAACAACCGAAGCGCGACGAAAGAACTTGAGAACTTTTTGGCTAAAGATTTCCGGTGCAAAATTACCGGAAGGCAGGTTTCCATAACCTGCAGCAGTACCGAAAGCCATTTTTCAGTCCTTCCTTTTTGAGGTTTAAGAGTTTAAGTCTATTCGCCCTTCTGTCCGTGCTTGATCAAGTTCTGCTTCAAACTTTTCAAACTCCCACGGTTTCATCTTGGCGATTTGTGAAGCTTTCCAGATTTTGCCTTCTTTGTCTTTTGTAGAGACTTCTTTGGCTTGTTGACGGGTAACAGCGGCTGCTGCATCCTCATTCTTTTTTGATCTGGTTTGCTTCTTTGTGCCGATATTGCTATCAGCTTTGTAGAGGTCTATGACCCGTGCCGCCCACTTCGCATCAGTATTGTTGTTGTAAATACCATCCGAAATGGATGTAGGCTGTTCTTCCAGCCACGAAAGAAACTTTTCTTCGGACTTTAATTCATTGAAATCAGGATGTGCGTTAAGCAACTGCTCGTAAGCGTTTTGCTTTTCTAGCTCCTGTTCTCTTTGTTTTATAGTCCCCAGTTCTTCTCGTAGTTGAGAGAGTTGAGATTCAGTCTGCATCGTTGAAACAGTCTGTACCACTTCAAAGACTTCGGGGTACTGATCTTTAAACTGTGCCAGTTCTTCCATCGTCTTGGGCATTGGTACGCCCTGTGGTAGTTCCACGTTGCGCTGGTTAACTGCAGATTTAAGTTCTTCTATTTCGCCCTTAAATTCTAGTACCTTTGCATCGTAGTGACGTTTCAAGTCGTCATACCGTTTCTTGTAGTCGTGGTCTTCGTTAGGCTCCTTTTTAGCCTCTACGAAACTACTTCCCGTTTGTTCTTGCTGAGTAGCCGCTTCTTCTACGGGGTCAGCTTCTTGGGTTTCCACGTTTGTCTCTTCGTCGTCCTCTTTGTAAACTTCTTCTCTGTACTTTCCTTTGTAAAGAGCGTCGTTATTGATTGTTCCGAAAGAGTCATTTACTTTATTGGCACGGTGGCCTCTTGCTTTTGCCATTTTATTTACCTCATATTGCGGGGCCACATGGCTGTGGGTAGCCGCGTCGGTTGTGTCAGGGCCGCATTGCGGGTAGCTGACGGATTCTTCTATTTCCTTTTAGAGATAAAGCCACCCCCTGCGGCTGACTTTCCTTGTCTCTCTGCTTGACGACGCGAAACTTCTTTCTTGCCGCGATTGTTTATCTTGTTAAGTTTATCGTAGCCTATTTCTTTTGCTACCTCTGGGGGTATGATTACTTCTCCGCGAGATACGGCTATATCTATTTGTTCTTGGGTGGGTGAAGCGGTTCCTCTTTGTGCTACTTTTGCGTAGGCATCATTGAGTAACTTTCGTATGTCTGCTTCTCCTGCAAACTCTACAGCAGGGGCGTTGATCACAAAGCTACCCTCTCCGACTGTGGCAGGAACATCATCAGCTACAGTCTGACCGTCTGACACTTGTGAGGGGGGACGCTCAACAAAGCCAGCGGGTTGTTCCATTGCGGCACCACCCATTTGCATACCGACTCGACCGCCTTTAGCATGAGAAAGACCGAAGCCACCCCCAGCACCAAGTCCTGCTTCTTCGCTTGAAACTGATTGACCGCCGCCAGTGTCACCCTGACCCATATCGCCGCTGCCACCGTCGTCATCTTCGTATCCAAATTGACCATACTCAGTAAATCCTGCTGCTTTTCCTTCTGTAGTAACATCCTGTAAGGCATCGCCGCCATCATCGCTGAAGTCTCTTTCTCGCATACGCCCAGTTACTTGACTTATGTCTCCATAGATAGCATCTGCTCTTGCTCTGCTACCACCTCTTGATTCGGCTAGTTCTTGCATGTAATCAACAAAATCAATTCCTCGCGCCCTAGCTGCAGCACGACCTCTAGAAACGTCTGTCCAACTTAAAACATTTTTACCAAATGCGTTGTTTATTCCTTTGACATATGCTTCTGCTGCTCTTCTCGTACCCATTGCGGATGAGTTTCCATTCAAGTCTACGAACGTTCCAGTTTCAGGGTTGTAAGTGCCGCCCACTGTACTTTGCATGTCATTTGCACTTATGTAGTTTCGTTTATTTATAGAACTAGATTTTACGTATTTACCTGTATCGGGATCGTATGTTTCTATCAACGTACCCGGAACGAATCCATAACTGGCTGCTTCTCTTGCTGACATTTGGAAGTTACTAAGACCTCTCATATTACCTGAATATACAAAGTGCATACCACCCAAATAATTTCTGTTGAGAGCTACTCCTGAAATTGGGTCTTTTAATCCCCCTAGAAAACTATCTACTTTACCCCCAAACTCTCCGGGAAAGGTGGATGCTCCCGGCATACGGCTAACCATTTGACCACCCACTGTCATTATTGCACCGCCTGTGCCACCTGTTGCTCTAAAGGCAGCAGCGTTACGTGCCTGATTAGCCAGATTCATGCCCCCAAAGGCAGTTGCGAGTCCACCAATCACAGGTCCAGCCGCCATACCAATTGCACCACCGGGACCAACTGTTGCAGGTGTAGTGCCGAATGGTCTATCACCAACTTGAGGAGTGCCTAATAAGTCAGTAATTTTGTCCGTAATTGAACGGTCTTTTGCTGGCTTACCATCCTCACCAATACCCATTACTTGACTTCTTGTTGCTTGGAATCCAGCCTTTGCTCCTTCAAATAAAGTATTTTCAGCATAATCAAAAAGTGAATCAGACCAACTGCTATTTAAATCTCTAGCTACCCTTCCAGTAGCTGGATCCATAGTCATTTCGGGTACATTTGTAAAATTGTATGTATTATTGCTGTCTGGACCAAAATTAATGTCGTCCACGCCAAAATTTATTACTTCATTTAAATTTGTTAAACCCCCGCCAAAAGAAGTTTCTAGTACAGAAGGGGTATTGTCGTCTTGACCCTCTGATTGTGTAGATTTATCTTTATCATCATCATCATCGTCGCCATCTAATCCGGGAGTTGATGTGACCCCAATGCCAGTGGTGTCCAATGTTTGAGAGTAAAAATCAACTGGGCCTGACATATACTGACCACGAGATATCGGTGTTGGATTAAAAAATGGAGTGCGAGGAGTGGTGGTTCCCGGTCCAACGGGAAGTAGTGGATTTGCTCCCATGTTAATCGTTGGTAATGTTATGGTTGGGTTAGTTGCCATTTTTTATAACCTCGACATAATTAGTTTTCAATTGCAGGAGTGTTTCCAGTAAAGCCAGCTTCCCCTGCAGTTGGCGCAGTTCCGACTCCGATTGTGCCGTTACCACTGCCCGAATCGTCCAGTCCTTGAGTTCCACTAGGTACTCCTCCAACCTCTCCCATTCCTTGTTGTTGATTAGGGGGGCCAGCTTCTGGGCTTGCTGCTTGTTGAGCATTTTGCATCATTCCTTGTAACATCTGAGCGTACACTTGCGCTTCATTAGCATCATTAACTAAACTGTCAGGATCAATGTCCTGTGAGATAGCTAGTTCACGCATCAGGTTAGGTATTTTGATGAATGGAGCCAGCATGGGGTTGGCTACGGTTTGTAACAAAGAGGTAAGACGCTGGGTGCGTACTTCCTTTTGCATCACGGCTGCTACACCGCGTGGTTTAATCTCTAGGTCACCTGTTACATCTTCTACGCGGTCGTTGAATTGCATATTCCATTGAAAGTATGCCTCACCAAGCGGTTTCAACAAATGATCGTCAATATTCTTGATCACAGTCTTCATAGAAAGCCCTGCAGACCCCATCAACATTGACAGTCCGGCTGCAGTACGTCCGGTGCCTGTTACGCCCGTCTGACCGTGCATAATGGACGGTATACCCGTCTCTTCGTCTGCAAGCTGTCTACTGATCTGGTACATTTGGATGTTTTCACCAGCAGTGTTGGGGAACTTGAGTCCGTTGATAGCTGTTCCGGTTACACCTGACTGACGACGGAATATCTTTCCGGGAAAGATGTCCATGTTTTGTCCGGGAACCAAGCTGGCCTCATCCACATCGAATACAAGGTTGCCAGCTAGGGCCAAGTTGTCGATTGCCATACGGACGTGACCGTTCATCAACATCTGAGCATCTTCCATGTTCTCTGCTACACCAACGCCCCAGATTTGGTAGGGGTTGATCTCAAATGGAAATGCCTGAAACGGGATACGTGCCGGAGTAAACGGATTTACAACACAGCGAAGAATACTTGTACCACACACCCAGACGTTGACTTGCATCTGGTCGAACTCTGATAGTTCTTCAGTTCCTTCCATGCCAACTTCTTTGGCAAACTTAGCATCGATAACGCCCCAATACTCAAGAACTTCAAAACGGTTCTCTTGGTAATAGGCTTCTGTTTCGTCTTCGCGGATAGTATCTTCGTAATACTTGTCCTCGTAGTTTGGTCCCTTACCCAAGCACTCTTCGATTGCATCTGCGTAAAAGTGAGGACGCATAATCAAACTGCGAAGTTGTTGACGGTTCATGCGGTGACGTTGTATTACGTACTCACAATCCTCAAGGTTAGTCGCGGCAGGATCGGGATGAAAGTCCCAGATAGAAACGTGTTCGATGCGAGGAACAGTCTTTTCGTAAGGATCGTATACCCGACCTTCCTGTTCGTCGTTTCTCCAATTGTGGACACGCTTGTAAAAGTTAAACGGTCCCTTGATTATGCCCGTACCCAAAAGAGCAGCCTCAAAGATAGCTTTACGCATTACGTTTACTGCGCCCGTATCAAGAAGCTGGTCGTGGATACACTTCTCCATCTTACGAGCCATTTCTTTAGCTGGCTCAAACTGGGGTTCACCTGTTTTGGCTCTTCCCGGAAGAATAGCGTCACCAAAGTCTTTGCCGTATGAACCCAGACTGTGTGCAGGTTCAGATGCAGAAAGACCCCCCGGTGGTATCTCCCGACCATCACCTTCAAACCCGTAAGGGTCAGCTTGTTCTGGTTGAAGATCATCTACTGGGGTCTTCATGTGAGCAAACTCTTCAATACCTTCCGGCATTGGAGTAGACTCAACGACTAAAGGAAACTTCTTGTTTGCAAATAAGATGTCAACAATTTGTCCGTATGCTGCAAGCACTTTAGTTTTGGTAATTTTGATAAATACCTTTGACTTTTCGGAGTCACGGTATTGTGTAGTTGAATCGTAGATTCCCCTAAAGTTTTTATACGCCTGAATCCAACGCTGTTCATACGAGAACCGTCCGTTTTCAGAGTCTTCAAATTTAGAATGGATGTGTCCCGCCAAACCCGGCATTTGCTCACGCGGAGAGTTTATGGGGATTGATGTATCATCATCCGGTTCTAGGAAATTGTCAGCCATCTATTTACCCCTAGCTGAAGTAGTTACGATCTTCTGCCATCTTATTAAATGAGGCTTCTACTGTAGGCTTGGTTTGTTTCTTTGGCATATCTTCTATGATTGGCCCTGTCTTCACACGAGTTGGGAACTCAAGACCTTCACGATATAGTTGGTTTACACCTGCTTGATCATCAACAGACTCCTTGTCGGAGTTCATTATGTAAGCGGCACCTTTATTATAATCTGGCATAGGTTTCTCTCCCCTATGTTATGGTTGCATTGTTAGGAAGTTGTCTTCTTCAACTTCAGGTGCAGGAATAAAATCCTGTCTTGCTTCAGGCTTTAATCTCATAGCCGAATCTTTCATAGCTTCTGCTGCCATTCTATCTTCAGGTCGCAAGGTAGATGGTGAGATACCAACTCCCAAGTCAGGATCAAGAGCAAGTGTAGCAGCACTAGCAATTGCAGTTGGAGCTTTAGCTGCCAAAAGTGCGCCTTCTATTGCTAAGTCTCGTCCAGATTCACCTATAAATTCTCTTGCAGCAGCAGCAGCGTCTTCAGCCGACGCAATACCTGTTCCAATTAACGTTGCTATACTTGCTTTTCCTTTATCAATTTTAGAAAAGTCTATTTTGAATCCTGCCTTTCTCAGTGCCTCTCTATCTTCTTCAGTAAAGTCAGCATAGCTGGATGGAGCAGCAGATTCGACGGGAGCAGCAGGTGCTGGCATCTTTGCTGTTTCGACTGGTGCTTCAAAAAAGGACTCGTATCCCGGTGTTGCTCTACCCACTCTTTGAGATGGTGGCGGCACAGCTTCAGATACTTCATACCCTGCTTCAGAAGCTGCCTCTGCAAAATACGTGGACACAATATTGGCATTACGTGCATCCGGTCCCTTTGGGTCTAAATCCCCCGGATAATCTTGTGCGTACCCTGTTACTTCCCCTGTGGTACCTTCAGCAGCAGCCTTCAAACTTCTACCCTGCAGGTAAGCAATTCGTTCAAAGGATACACCACTACGCTGTGCAACTTTAGTGTGCAAGTTTCTGAGAAGTGAGGCTCCCCTTTTTCCGGGTACTTCTCCAGCCTTACCCTCTGGTGCTAGACTATCAAATGTTTTACCTGTTCCAGAATCAAATATAAGTCCGGGTATTTTTACCTGCTTTAAAATTTTGGTCATATCTCCAGATTCAACAGGCTTACCATTTGGTTTTACAAAAAAGTAACCACCAGATGTTTTACCATCCTGAAGTCTGGCCTGAAGAATTGCATCCCCAATGTCATTCAAGGGTACGTTAACTCTGCGTCCCTTTGCTCCCGTTGTTTCTGCTGAGATGTAAATAGCGCGGGTATCGGGGTAGTATGAACTTACTTTTAGTTGTGCTACTGCGTTGGGTCGCAGACCATTTTGCATGTTAAAAAGCACAGCCATAGCTGCAGCTTCTTGTTTCGGGTCTTTTGCTATCTCAGTAACTTGCCTAAAGAAGTTCTGCATAGTTGCTTTATCTGTTTTTATAGATACTTCTGATACAGGCTTTGGTGGTTCTTTGATACCAAAGATTTTTACATTTTTTGGTGTATCAGGTTTTTCTTCAGGTAGAAATGCTAGTATATTGCTGTTAGCTGGAAGTTCTCTAGCTATACGCAAACCTACTTGACGCAAGGCTTGCATCGACTGTTTTGGACTGTCAACTTCTAAGTCTAAACTTTTAAATGTTTTGGATAAGAGTGTTTCCCCAGTTTCATCAGGAGTGAATATACTTATGGCTGATCCGGGCTGGTCGGCAACATCTCCCAGATACTTGGCAACCGTGTTACCATACGCTTTTGCGCCTACCTTTAGTTTCTGCTCAGTCGCATACAGTTCTGCAACTTCACGGGCGGTAGCTGTTTCAGGATTCAATTTTGCCATACTCTTTGGATCGTTTGCTGGGGGTTCAATTAAATTGCCCTTAGCTTGTAAATCCATAGTTGTGCCTATTTCTTTATCCACTCTATCAAAATCTTTTTTATCTATTGTGCCGGGATACTTTTCTTCTATAAGCTGTGATAATGTAAAAGCGTTATTTTCTGTATCTGCAAGAGGAGACATGTCTTTAATAAGTTCTCGCATCTGTGCAAATGTAAACTTGCGTGGTATTTTACGTCCACCAAATATTTCAATCAAACGACTTTGATCCGGGCCTACATTTCTGTATCCCTTCATGTTTTTTAATTCTTCACCAATTAAATCAACCATCCTAGAAATTTGACTTCGTTTTTCTGGGAATTTTATCGGTTTATCTGCCATCGATTAATATCCGAATACTTCGTCTTGAACTTTGTGGACGTGGTTCTTGATTGCGCCTAGTTGTTTGTGTATCGAAGCGTAACCACTTATTCGTGTCATCATCATGTATCGTAAAGCGTCGTATGCGTGATCTTCAGCTTTGGTATCTACGTCTTCGCTGTTTGTTTTGGAAAGAGGTATACCAGCCACTTGTTTCACGATGTTCTGGCAAGTTGAAAAGAAACGGACTCGTGGTTCCTTTGTGTATGGATCATCTGCCAAACGACGATGTATCTCCATCTTGCCCTGAATACGATTACGATCAGAAGGAGTCCAACGCACTCCCTGTCGCATCATAACTTCCGCAATAGACGGGCCAAAGCCTGTCTTATTCCAGCAGGAAGAATCAAGTACGGTGTAATGAGGTAACGGGTCAATTTGTTCCGCTTCTAGTATTCTATCAGCTAATTGCTCTGCTGTCAAGTGTTTTGCGTATAGTTCTCTGTATACCCAAATATTATTGTCCCAGTCGATTGCACCCCAGAGAACACAGGATGGTGCAGAGTATCCGTAGTCTGCTGCTCGTATACGGGGCCAGTTGGTCGGTAAATCGAACGGCTCAACCACGTGCTTGGTCCGTGAGAACTCAGGAAAGGCCGCTCCCTCTGCCACATCCCAATCCCCTTCGAGAAGTCTCTTCCGTTCGACATCTGGGAGCGAACGCAACATAGCCTCGTATTGACCGTCAGCCATGAGGTGGGGATTATCTGTCAACCGCGCTGGAACAAACTTTCGGAAGAAGAGCGGTTGACCTGCCTTTTCGTGACCGCTAGGCCAAACAAACGTTTTACGTGTGTCTATGTCAAAAGCAGGGAATGCTTTGTTTTCGGGAGTACCTTCTATGTACATCTTTTTGACCCACCAGCCACCTACGCCTCCGGGGTTGGCTGTGCATCGCATGTACAGGTTTTCTTGAAGTTCAGGATCAGTGGAACGAAGCCTAGAACGCAAATAGTCCCACACATACGGTGTGGGGTACTGGGTAATCTCATCGATGCCTATCCAGTTAAATGCCTGTCCCTGAAATCGGGTAACGTCTTTGTCTCTGTCTAGATAGGTAAACCAGATTGTGGCTCCTGATGGGAAGTGCCACGTTGATTTTGATTCGCGGAACTTTGCTCCGGGAAACGCCTTTGTATAAAGCTGGCGTGACTTGTCAATTAGTTCTGTTAGTTCGTCGAGGGTACGCCTGAGAAGAAGACCCCTATGATTGGGGTTATGGCAATACCGTAGGGG